TCGTTTCTTTGATTTGTACTTAGGGAATCCGACATTAGGCTGTGCAAAGAATTTGGAAAAAGCAGACCACAAATCCATTTGTGTATTGCATAATGCCATAGAATCTACTTCTTTTAACCACGCATTTTCGGTTTTATACTTAGCAGGAGTAGTTATTTTACCCTTGCCATTCTCTTTGTAGTATTCTATATTGTCATGCAAAGCCTGATTCCAATACCAACGACAACAACCAAAAGTCTTAGCAATAAGTACTTTTTGTTCTTCTGTAGGAAATATCCTCATCTTATACGCTCTAAACATTTATTCACCACCTTTCTGTGCGATTCCTCCCACCCTACGCTGTCGCTTAAAGGGTGGGGAATCCTCGCTGACTATTATTGATTCTTTCTACGTCTTCCGATGTTATCGTATCAATTGTTTCATATACATTTGTTGCCGAGAAACACACAGTTCCTCTTGATTTCCGGCGCATACTGACACTGAGAGACAAAAAGCCGAACGTTCTTAAACTTTAACAGCTCTGTCTTTTCTTTGTCAGTCAACATTCTGTCAATCTTATACATCGTCCCCTTGATTCTTGTTCCATCTTCCTTTGTCACACTTGTATCATAGAAGTCGTAATAGGAAACAAGATTACATAATTCAGAGAATGAGAGTCTTGCCTTTCTTGCCATTGTATATCCTCCTTAAAGCGGGAGTGTTTTCAACCCTAAAGATTTTCTCTGTCTGTTGACGTTCTGTAACGTCTCAATCCACGGCGTTCCGTCATACTCGTTGAACGCATTTGCGGCACTTGACAACACCATGAAATCACGAATAAACAAGGGACTGCGATAATCCATAGCGTCTTTCAAAACATCTATCGCATCCTCGAACGAGGGAATGTTGTTAAGTTCAACCATGAATCTATATGTATCGTCGTCTACTAAATCGCGAACCACTCTCGCGGCTTCGCATATGTAAGAAAACCTACTTGCCAACTCTGACAAGCTACGCTTCTTGGGTTTCTTGCAGGCCTCCGCAAGATAGTATCTTGCAACCGCGGCTCTGTACAGGTTGTCATCCGTTAAATCTCTGCTCTTAATATTCACATAAACCTTCATTGTAATAGTCCTCCTCTTTGTTGTTAATCGAATCCAGTTTCTGTCTGTCGTGATAAGAAATTCCGAAAAGTTTGGGGGCGTGATAAGTGAGTCTGTCTGCAAAACACCCGCTCTTTCTATTAAGCAACTGATTAAAGTAGCTTATACTTCTTGCCACTATCTTTCTGTGAGCAATTTTTCTGGCGCGATAAATCCTGCGCTTCCTTAACGAACTGTGCTTACTCATAAGCAACCTCCTTATATAATAATGTATGGGGATACCGACGGAGTTGAACCGCCGCAAAGCACCGGCATATCCATAAAGACTCCCCGACCGAAGCCGAGGAGCCTGTTTTATATTTGCTTCCTTCGTTCTATCGCAAGCGAGAATATCTTGATTTGGTAATCAAGTGTTGCCGTCCTTAATTCGTCATCGCAAAACTTCTTCTGCGTTCCCAACTCCCTCACAAGTTCGTATAGAGTATAGTTTTTCTTTGTCTGGTTACAATCCATACAACAAGCCACGAGGTTGTTTTCGTTGTCTCGTCCTCCCTTCTGAACAGGAAGAACGTGGTCGTAGCTAAGGTTTGTACGATTCAGCTTACGACCACAATAATAACAGTACTCAGACGGAATCTTTTGTTTAATGTCTCTGTCTATACTTCTTCCCATTAGTCCTCGCTATCGTCATCATCGTAATCGCTATCGCAATCGCTGAGGTTTTCGATAATAAGAGAATAATCAAACTCGTGTTTCTCTCCCTTGTACCAGTACTCTCCGACGAACCAATCGCTCGCAACCCACACCTCATTCTCCTTTGTGAGCATCTTTGAGGGGTTGGCGATTATGTCACCGACAGTACTGTTATCATCCCTCTGCGCTCTAAACACTCCGATTATATCGAACTGATTCTTGCTCTCGTGTTCAAGCGTTTCGTTGTCGAACTTGTAAAGGTAACTGAACGAATTCTTCTCAGTGTGATAGCGTGTTATATCTCCAAACGGAGTGTCTTTATACACAGTTGACACCTTTCCATTTCTATGAACAAGCATATCGCCTGTGAGAAGAGTTGCGATGGTGGGTTTATCGGATGTCGCCGCCGACTGTCCTACATCGGGAAGCGCCGTAGCTCTGCGATTTTCTGCATCAGCATCGTAGATTACTGTACCGAAAGTCATCATCTTTTCGGGGTTCGCAATAAGGTCGCCTATCTTAGAAGGCTCAATCTTATCAGCATCAACCCTGTAAACCTTAGCGATTGTAAGACCGCTACAAGTCTTATGAGTAAAGTCATCATTGTACCTCTGATCCATGTATGAGAACGAGTCCTTCTCAGTGTGGAATCTGAGAATATTTCCGATAGTTGTGTTCTTCATTACGGTTGCCATCTTACCGTTAACGGTTACAACGAGATCACCAGTCATTAAAGTATTCATATTCATAAATCATTTCTCCTTTAAGATAAATAAGTTTTGACGCATCGAGCGCATTTTGTTTTAATTCTCTTTATGTAATTCGTTCGGTTTAGTTTAATACAATCATACGCATCCCCCCTTTCAATATCTATCAATCATATCAACGTGCCAAGCGAGCCAGCGCCGCCATAACTTATATCGTATTCCAGACACTCGTCAACATAGTCAACGAAATCCGCAAGCATTTCGGGTTCCATTACAGGGAACTCTATCATTGTATCTGGATAATACATTACAGAGCTACCGTCCTTCATTTTGATATAGTCATTTGTGGTGCAGGCCACTTTGATTCCGTATGTATTTTCGTCATCAATAACATACAATCCGCAGCTATCCTTGCTCATATAAAGCACTCCCGGCGAACAATACTCGGATATTTCCTTTTCTCCATCTTCGGTGACTACCACAAGTTTTCCGCTCTTGTAATCACACAGCTCCACGACGGGAACCAAACTTTCCTTCTTGACTTTGTAGCCAAATGAGTATTCAAAATACTCTATCGCTGTCGTGTCTATGTGGTCATACAGCCCTTCGTAATAGAGATCGGAGTCGTCGTAGTCTTCCAGCCCACTTGTGTATCCAGTTTTTTTTGACCCATACGAGCCATACCCATACGAGCCATACCCATACCCGTAGTAAGAACCGTAATTGCCGTATTTGTATCTGGTGTACACCTTTTCAATATACTCGAAGGGTTTCTCGCACGGCTTGCGAATCAACTGTTTACCACGCTCGATGTTCTTTAACATCTCCGACATGATTACATACTCATGTTGCGTATGCTGATTATAGTATCCGCAACTGAGATTGACCGCCGCAATTCCAAGGTGCGGTGCTATATCGCTAATATCGGAGCAGCTACCCCAAGCTGTTTTAAATCCGATTGCTTTATCGGTAACGAACTCCTCGAACTCGGGGTTGTCACAGTCGTAAAACACCGCATCATCAGCGTTCTTTCTGTCAAACTCGATTATGTAATTCAAGGGGACACTGGGCTTTATTCCCGATTTGCAGAACTTTCCGGCACCCACGCACCCAATCTCTTCGTCCTCGGTAAATATCACCGAGCAACGTAGTTCTTTAATCGTTTCAAGAATCATAAAGATTCCGCAACGATCATCACCGCCGATTCCCTGCGGAGACATTATACAATCGCCGTTCTGCGATGTGCATATTATCGAACACCTTTCTTTGTGAACGGTGTCCATATGTGCTACGAGCAACACAGGGACGGTTCCTTCGGCATAAATAAACCCGTCTTTAACGACGGGCTTATATCCGTATGTTTTTAACGCGGAAACCAAAGCCGCTTTGAGTTGCTCCTGTGTCATTTTGCATATGTCGATAAAATTCATCTTCAATTCCTCCTTGTTATTTATGCACTTTTTATCATGGCTTCGGTTACGAATCTAAAGATTTCCATATCGCCATTTTCAAGCCCTATCTTTATGAATCCGTCACCGCTCGCACTTTTTATAATCCTTACCTTTTGCCCCTCGCTGAACCGGGCATCAATGTCTCTTGTCAGTATTCCGTATGTCGCCTCTCCATTCTCTTCCTCCTCTCGTTTGGAAAGACAGTCTTCACAGATATATCCGCCGTCAACTTCTTCCATTTCGGAGATTTTGTGAGTCTCTCCGCAATCGGCGCAACGCGCAAACTCGGACTCAAAACACGAGTCACAAATGTTTTCTCCATCAATATCACGAATATCGTCATTGCGAACATATTCTTCGCAACAATCGCAGCGTGTATAGTATCTGTCAAGACAGTAGTCGCAAACCCATTCGCTTTCCGACTCTATATAGATTCCTTCATCTTCTCGGAAGTACTCATTGCAATGCTCGCAGTAATGATAATTCCGATCAAGACAATAGTTACAGATAAAGTAGTCGCCGACCCAAGAGCCATCATCACTTCTGCACAAATCGCCACAATCATCGCAGACGTAATAATCTCCATCATCACGACACCTCTGACAAATATATCCGTAGCCTTCTACATGATACATTTCATCTTCGCAGAAGTACTCGCCGCAGTCTTCGCACTTGCAAAGATCTTCATTTTTCTCCAAGCAATCTGCGCATACCACTTGCTCATCGCACCATCTGAGTTTGCTACGGTATTCGAGCTTACCGCAATGTTCGCAGTAAGCTAACTCCTTGAAGGCACATTCAGGACAATATGCCTTACCAGCGAACACTATAAAATCAGCGTTTTCTTCGCCGCATTCAGAACACATCATCTTATGTGTCTTTCTGCACTCGGGGCAGTACAGCTCGTTCTTGTCAAAATGAATTGCACCGCACTCGGGACAAGTGTAGTATTCGAGATAATACTTGCCGTCGGCTTCATTATAAAGCGCCTCGCTTTTGTCTGTAAATTTCTGTCCGCTGTTTGGACATATGTAGTATGTAAACTCCCTCTGCTTATCTCCCCAAGTGGAGCATCCACAAGTACACCGATTGTGGACGGGATTTGTTTTTCCGCAATACACGCAAATCCCAGCGTGTCCAATCTTGAAACGTCCCGGCTTGTCTTTGACCGACCAGATATTCTGGCCGAAATCACAACAGTCGTAGTCGTGATAGTGCGCTCCGATCGACCACACATAATCGTCGCACTTCGTATCAGACACGACGGCTTTGTACGCGCCTTCGATTTTGAGAACTTCCTGTAATTTGGCGCTTACCTCTTTTGCGAGGATCGCTTCAAGTTCGGGGATTCTCGTCTGTGGGTACAGGCGAGACTGCAAGATATCTCCCTCCTTATTCAAGAAGAACATCATGCGGTTGATCTTTGCGTTCTCCCAGTACGGTTCCGTATCGTTAGGTGACAATAACGTACAAACCATAGCGCTCTCATCCATCAAATACGAAAGCGCTCCGTTTGAATAGCAACCGCGATTGCCGATATGGTGACAACTGTCCCACGAATTTCCGTAACTCATTCGCAGAAAATCCATCGGATGAACCGACAGGGTCAGCTTGCGCCTTATCGGCTTATCTGAAAGCGCATCGGAAAGTTGGGCGTACAGCTTTTCAAAATCGTCGATGCGTGTCACACCGACTGCTTCAAAGTATCGACGCAAGGCTCGGCTCGGCTTCGCATGACGCGGAATCTTTATATTTACCTCCTTGAATATCTTGTTATCCTCGATATTCAGGAAGCAATCAAAATCGTATTTTATACAGTGGTTATAGTCCACATTGTACCGTACCCTGTACTCATTCATAATACGAATATATAAGTCCTTTGCTTCATACCTGCGCTGTCTGTCGGGAACTTCAACGTCCCATACTAAACACAGGTTGTCCTCGTTCCACGCAGGAGACAGCCTTAACAGCTTCAATAAGCGACCTTTGTTGCGCTTCCACTCGCCGAGTATATTGGCGAGCGGTATCGTGCTTGTTGTATAATTGGCATTGTCAAAGAACTCGTCGAGTTCCGTGAGCAACTCGTCTTTCACCTTATTTTCGGGAAGATAGTCAACGACAATATTCGACTCCCCGTTTTCCTTGAATATCGGAGTGCCGGCAATAACCGTGTCGTCGCTAATACTCTCACGATCTTCGTTTATTGCCACAGGGCGCAGAGTTGAGCGCTCTCTGATTATTGCCCCCATGGGGATTGCAGGAGCCAGATTCTCCGCCTTAGTAATGGCTCCAGTGTTGAGCGTTACCTCGTCGCCTTTTATGTCGGCAACCCTTACCAGAGAATTGCCAAAGCGGTAGATCTTGTTAAGTTCGATATTCATTATTCTTCCTCCTTATATTCTTTCCCCTCGTTGTCTGAGAGGATTCCGTTCATCGGCAGATACTCCTCAGAAAGCCAAGTGTTTCCGCCGATTATTACCGTTTTTATTCTATCTCCTGCTTTGCCTACGCCGAAGAGATCGGTTGACAGCTCAAAAAACGAGCTGCTCCCCATGCAATTCGCCTCTTCTTTTGAGGCTACGCGATGGGGGTATTCGGTGAGTTTATAAAATTCGTCCCCCTCCATAGAGAAAGAGAGCATTTCCGTGGTAAACACCCACTGATCTATTCCTTTGTCTCCTCTAAGCCTATATTGGTCGTTCCCCCAACCGTAATATATTGTGGCAACCTTTCCACAGTAGCGTTTCATTTCGGGGTTAAAGTATACCCCTCCGTATGTTTCGCCACCGATTAAATCGGAACGAATCACCACTTTTTGCCCTTCTTGTAATACCATTTGTCCTCCTCCTTAGAATGCCAACGACTCTTGCTCCACGTCTATCCTGCCTGTCATCGGCAGATAGCAGTGGTCAAGATATGTCTTGTTTCTAAAACGAATAGCAGAGACCACATCACCTTGTTCTCCAACATTGAAAATCGGGAACTGTAAAACGTAATCCGTTTTCTTCAATAACCCGACCTTATAGCTATGATATGCACTCCCTTTATCATCGACCCAATGCCTCTGGTCGGAGTCGAAATGAACCGGAAAGCATCTTGTGGTGTCGCAGAAATAAGGAGTATATCTTTCGTCTCCCTCATCTATGCTCACCACCTCGAACACCGAATGTGGCCAATGATAATTGTTCTTGTCATCAATCATGACGAAGCAATCGTTTGCACCGGTGACAATGTGGGTTTCTCCGACGCACCCACGCATTCCCTCGTCAATCCAAACTCCGTCAATGGGATTACCCGCAAGGGGCAATATCTTGACGATATCGCCAACTTTAAGTTTAGTCATCGTTCGCCCACCTCCTTTCGTTCTTCCTTGCGCTCCAAGCGCACAGCGCGGGATATCCTACTCCCGCCACTAAAATTGCGACAATCGCCTTTAATAATTCAGTAATCATACGATTACCCCTTTCATTTTTTCCGTTTCGCTCTAAGCTCTTCGGTGTCGGACTTCTACCGACAGACGGAAAGCCCGACTGTTACATCGGGCTTATTACAATCATATTTATCATCAACTCCGTTCCGAACGCCGCTTCGCGTTTTTCCAATAATTCACAATCTCGCCCGCTTCCATCGAAAGGTTAGCAGAATTTTTACCAGTCAACAGATTGAGGTCACAGCGTTGCCGTAGCTCAGGACGCGCCCGCCCTGCTTTAACGCATAGACATTCCTCCTTTCATTTTCTACCAACATTATCGCGACAAGGCGATTTTATTGGTAGAAAGAAATTTGATGAGGGAACGTTCTCCAGTCGGCTCGAAATCTCTGGGGTCAAGCCCTCTGTACGTTTCCCCTTCTGTCCCCACGGTGATCGCAGGCTCGTCACCCTGAACCACTTTGAGAACTCTGCCTTTGAATCCTTTGGGCAGAATAATACCGTCGAGGCATACATCGCGAATAGCCTCAACGGTTTCCAAATATTTAATCAGATTAACCATGCTTTTCCTCCTTAATTCTGATAACACAGTCGTCTCTCACGTTCTGTGTTGCGTTGTCGGCGAACTCTACTGTGTACTCTCTGCCGACTTCGAGAGTATCGTGAACGCCCCACACATTTCCGTCGGGAGTGATGAACTCATGCGAGCTTATCGCTGTTCCTTCGGTGGTATAGTGGGATTCAGGCGGCGCTATAATCATTGCCGCTACGATCGCCGCCATAATCCATGACATTCTCATGCTATTCGCCTCCTTAGTGTTCGCAGATTAGGGCATTCTTGCCCTTCAGAACAAAGTCGATCTTCTCGCTGCCGACCAAAGCGGTGGCAACGAAATGTTCTACGCCCTGATTGATATACGAGCGCAGAAGCTCCCACCTCCTTCCTTTTATTTCCACCGTATACTTGTGGATTGTTATGGGGTATACCCCCGCGATTATATAAGTGACTCCGTTTCCCATAATTACACTCCTTCTTTATATTCCTTACCTTCAACCAATTCTGCGGGCATGAAGCAGCCGCGAACATAGTCTTCGGCATCATCATTATTATTAAACATACGACAGCTTACAAGGAATATGTTTTCATTGTAAACCAACGTTCTGAACTGGATTTCCCCATTCAGCTTCCAACATTCAATGTCCGCAGACAAAGAGCCGTCGGCAGAATGAACCTGTCTTCTTCCATAAAACCTTTCTTTCATATTGATTCCTCCTTTACACTTAGTATTCATCATAGGGAGACCAGTTCATTAGTGGGCGCAGTCTCCCTACGTTGTAATAGGACTGCCACCATATGGCAAGGTCACTATTAGCAACTGTCATTAGCTCACGTTTTCTCAACCGTCGCACAAAATGCCCGTTCGGATAACACCATGACGCATCTCGCGTCAAATCGTTCGCAGTAAATGCTGCTTCAAAACCCTTGTTAACACGGCATTCACCCGCAAGCCATGCGTTTACATTATCAATGACAAAGTCATAGTCTTTGCCGAAAAGTGCGTTTACCAACTCCTGCTGTTCGATCCAATCAGCATAGCTGCCAAACATTATCGTTTGGAAAAACGTTGCCATATTTTTGGCGACAAGGCTCTTCTGAGCCTTTTTCTTAATTCTTTTGTTCATAATAATTCCTCCTTATTATTTGCCCAGAAATTTGGGCATGAAAAAAGCCGCCATGATTAGGCGACTTATGAATAATATAAGACCTACCAACTCTGTGTAACCATTCCCCGTAGGTGTCGCACGACCACAGGTTACATCTCTCAGACGTGCGGGGCTGGTGCTTGCCTATCGGTTTCCCTTTAAGCGGCCTTAATGGTAATGAGCTTTATTTATCAGGTCGTAGCCCATTAGACGACCTCGACACCACGGTTGCGGTGCCTTTAGTTGGTGACAACGTTATCACTCTCCTTTCTTGACGCGGGTGATGCCGCCCACATTCTTGACATCGGTGAGAACGCGGTTCTTCCAGTCCTCGGAGGCTTGGGACGTTCTCGCCGCACGATCGATGAGTGCCGCCGCTCCTTTATAGTCAGCGACGCGGGCGTACTCCTTGTAATCCAACATAATTAACCTTTCTACCCTTGTCCCCATTGGGCGCGGGGAATTTATGGTAATGAGCTTTGTTTAAAGTCGCAGCCCATTAGACGACTCGTGCGACCTTGCCGCGATTTACATCGGGTATCTCTCCTCTTTCATTTCATTGAGTACGCCTCACCCGTTTCATTGAGTAAACGCCTCATTCTTCCGAGACGTTCTCTCACTGGGGCCTGAGCTTCGGCAGGGATAAAGGCAAGAATATCCTCTATCCCTTCAATCTCCAATCTTAGCGCGGACTCATAGCGCCGTGCTATGCCAGCAACCCTCGATTGATACTGGAGTTTGAGGCTGTTAAGATCAAATTCAAAACGATCTTCCGCCTCTGCCTTTTCTTCTTTGAGCCGAGCGATTTCGGCAAGCAAAGTTGTGTTATCCATATGGATTCTCCTTTCTCCCCTGTGACGCTGGGGATAGCGAAATAATCCCATTAGGGAATGGACAGGGACTTGTTTAAGCGCACAAATCCCTGAGAAAGCGCGATTAACATAACTTATCAAACCTCCTTTTATCAGCCTCACACTAAAATCTTATAGGCGAGGCCTTGTCCGATTCCGCCCATGTATATCCTTTAGGCGGTTCGTCGCGCTCCCACGGGGCAACTTCTTTGCTGACATCACAGTTGGATTTTTCAGCAAAGTGTCTGCCCGTCGAAGGCAAGCCACTCTTGTCCGAGCGGATTACCCACCCCTGCGCCGCCCATTCTGCCTGCTTGCGCAGAATCTTGGCGGCAAGTGGATCACGAGAGGACAGCCATTCCACGTCCCAATCCTCCCGTGAAAAGTTGCGGAAAGCGTCATGAGGATCAGGCGCATTCCGCACGAATACACGCAGGGTTTTGTAATATCCCTTACGATCACGGGCAATGTCTGTTTTGCCCGTAAAAACATAACAGTATTCCCCGCTGTTGTGGTATATGAATCCCGACTGCATTCGGAATCCGAACCAGTCAAAGTTTCCTTTGGCGAGACGAATATTTATTCCGCCCCGCCTTCTTCCGTGGGTGAACGCATTCTGCACTGCCATACCCTCACCCCCTTATATTCTGCCGAGGGAACGGCAGCCGATGATTCTGCCGTTCTCATCCCTAACGGATTCGTTGGGAATGAACACGTCCTCGCGATTTGGGACACGGCTCGCCACTATGGACGATACAACATATATCGTCCCGGGAGTAGGCGCAGGAAGCCCTTCTACCTCCCCAAATTCGGTAGAGGTGACGGGAATCCCGTCTATCTCGCCCACTGTCACCGTTCTGGCGGCAACACGGGCAAGTGTGCCGCTGGCAGGAATGGTGATGTTGCCGTCCTCGCGGACGATGGTTATGTCGTGGGGTGTGCAATTTATAATCTCCATGATTATTCCTTCCTCCCCTGTAACGCTGGGGATAGCGTATTTGCCCACTTTGGGCGTTGGTAATGAGTTTTGTTTAGACTCGCAACCCATTAGACGAGTCCCCTTTATGCGGGTACAGCGGACATGGCATCCATGTCCTCGTAGGGGATGTTGAACTCGACAAAGAACTTGTCGAGCGCCTCCGTGGCAGAATTGGCGAGGATCTGCACCTCCTCTCCGTTATCATTGAAAACGGGGGTCAGACCAAACTCCCAGTATTTTATCTTGTAATTCAACATATTTTGCCTTTCTCCCCTGTGACGCTGGGGGTTGCGTGATAATCCTGTTTGGGATGGACAAGGACTTGTTTGGCGCACAAATCCCTGAGAAAGCGCGGCATAAATATCATCTCCCTTCTTGACAAACTTATGCCGTTGCGCGTTGCTGCCGCGGGAATTTGGGACAGCGAGCGCGTAAGTCCCGAGGAAATTGGGACAGTGGGCGCGTAAGTATGAATACATACAATGCGCGCAAAAAACACATACGTTCGCGTATGTGCGCGTAAAAAAACCACCTCGGATTGCTCCGAGGCGGTGGGCGTTAGTCTACATACTCTTCTTCGTCTTTGAAGAGGTCGGGGTCATACAGTACATCCAACTCTGTCTTTTCGCGCTGAGTCAAACAGCCCGGATAAGGGTGCTGATTCCAATCTTCCAGTTTCCCCGCGTTCTCATAGGCCGAGTGACGGAGTCGGGCCGATTTGTTGATAAGCGCCTCCAGTGCATTGGCCGTTTTGTAATACCCGTACACGATAGCGTGAGTAACTTTGATAAAAGAGGTTATACCTTCCCCCGTTGCATCGCCGTCCTCGGCAGTCGTTGAGACATATTTTAAGGCATGGTCGCCTATTAGGCCCAACTGACGCTTGCTAATATCGTTATCGAGTTTCCAGCCGTGATATTGCCAAAGGCGCATAAGATGAGCGATAAGCGCATCGCGACGTTTTTTGTTGGTATCCGCCGACACTGCGCCCATCTCCTCCATGTATTTACCCGCAAAGGCCTGAAGTGTTGTCCAGCTCGCCGATGTGTCTACCCACAAATCTTGGCCTTTTGCCTTGCCAAAAGCCGCGATATATGCAGCACGGCTCGGAAACGTTGCAAATTTGTGCATAGTCTCATTGAACTGGAACCACGACACGCCCTCTTTTGACATCTCTTCGAGCGCCTTGATAAAAAGCGTGTTTTTGGACACACTTTTGGCCTTTGCGACAGTCGCATTCACGATGGGGTTCACGTCAAAAGCATCAAATAAATCAGTCATAGCAATTCTCCTATTCTGGGCATAGTAAGCCCGTCAAAATTCGCGCCGAATTGCGCGTTTGGCAACGGTTCTTATTTAAGCACGCGACCGTTAAACGTGCTATGTCAAGTCAAAATCCGTCGCGGGCATGGTAGGCCATTACCCTACCATCTACCTCAGGAACGCGAGCGAGACGGAACCCATGTGGGGCGCACTTTGGGCGCAGTTTCTCCCTTGCTCACGCGCTGACTATTTACCTATTTTGAGCGCTATGCAAATCTTGCAGAATTCGCGGGCATGTTCGTTTTGGCCTACTATCAGCCCGCTGTTCAGTTGTCAAGATACAATTCACCCAACTATCACCCAACCGACCCCGACACATTGCACACATACAAGAACTACCCCGCACACACACAACACGCCCAAATCAGCACGCGTAATATTTGAGTTTTTGCGCCATCCGCCCGTTCCCCGTGGGGTTCGTTCGTGTCGCTTTCCGTGACTATATTAAAACACACTTTTGACTAAAACACAAGTGGGGCTGATGTATAGCTGATGTATACTTTTTCGCAAAGTTTACATCAGGGGGTCGGATAAAAAAATGAGTTGAAATGTACCCGTGCGCGCACGTATAGTCACCCCTCACTACTCCCATTTCCCCATTTTCCACTCCCCTATTTTCACCATTTTTCACCCCAATCCTTTTTCTAATGTATACTTTCTTAAAACGTAAACTTTTTCTTAACAATAAATGAATCAATTTATACACCTTATTATAATCATCGAGCCAAATCCTGCATTATTTGAAAATCTGCGACCATATAGCCCTTCTCATAGCGTCCCCCGCAGATTCCCCCATAGCGTTACCCATCCCCATATTTGTTGTCCTGCTTTCAAATTTACCACGGAAAATTATGGTACAAAATCGCAAAATCCTTGACATTCTCTCATTTTTGTGGTATAATATAGATACAGAAAAAACAGGGGGACTTCCCCGCAGAAAGGACGATTCTCATGACCAATACAGCAAAACAGATTCAGCTCGACACCCCCGCAGTCAACATCGAAATCAGTTCGTACCGCAACGAACACCAAACAGCACCGATTCCGCGCGGTTCCAACACTACATCTCGCGGTGTAAAAAAAGCAACAGCCGCAGACCCGATACGCGACCCCGCAAAGATCAATGAGCTTGCAGAGTTCTATCTCCACAATGCGAAGACCCACCGACTTGGACTCCGCAACCGCATGGCGTTCATAATCGGAGTCACGACAGGACTCAGAGTAAGCGATATACTCAAACTGAAAATCGGCGATGTGGTTAGACCCAACGGTGAGTTTATCACTCATTTAACGGTACGCGAAAAGAAAACGGGAAAGACAAACGACCCCAAACTCGGAGTCGCCGCCCGTAAAGCGATCGCGGAATACTTAGAAGACCTGAACGGCGAATTCTCATTCGACGACTACCTGATACGTTCGAGCAAAGGCGGCAAGCTCACCGTTACGCAGTTCTACCGAATAATCAACGCGGCGGAAAGCGCACTCGGTTTAACCGATCACATCAGTACGCATTCAATGCGGAAGACTTACGGCTATCAGACGATACGACAAAACCCCGATGACTCCCTCGCAGTCGTTCACTTACAGGGAATGTTCAACCACAGCTCGATGCAGACCACGCTGACCTACTGTGGTATATCCCGTGACGAAGAAGATAAGTACTACGATGGAATCAACGAGCTGATTAAGTAAGCGACAAGCAGCTTGACAATTGAATATAGCGAGCGCTAACGCGCCTGCACACCGAAAGGAATTGAAATTCTGTTGGTAACGATTCTCTGTATGCTATGTACGATAATCGAACATGGTCGGGTACCAACAGAAGAATATAAATATTTGTTTGCGAAACTCGACAGAGTTGAGCAAGTGTGCTTGTATGCCAAAGCAGGACGGAATAAATGGCGGTATGCCTATAATATATTGCCACCTCTTTTTTATCGTTAGAAGAAGAAAAGGGAGCACTGGGTCTCCCGCACCTTCTCCATTGCCCATTCAGCATACAGCTCAAACTTAATCCCAAAACATTCGCAAACGATTCTCGACAGCTATTATATTAACCCAAAATCTTACACCATCATCAAGGACGATGCCGACTGTCGAATATGCATTTCAACGACAGGAAGACTTGATTATATACTTGATTATATACTTGATTACAGGGGTGTAAAAAACAAGATAAAACTTGAAGTTAGATGGGGGTGATGTACCCATGAAAATCACAGAGATGAAAACGAGTACAAAAATTTGTACAGTATAAAAGAGGACGACCGAATAAGGATACGTGTTTGTGACAAAGAGGAAGGGGGGACAAGGATCACACAGGAAGACATCGAAAGAAGCGCACTGTGTCAACAAGTCGAAAAATGACTTTGCTCAAAAGAAATATATTTATATATATTTATATATATTTACGGCAACCTCTAAATCCAAGAAATACAAGGATTTAAACACCCATGATATCATACTCTCGTACGATGATATCATACTCTCGTACGATGATATCATACTCTCGTACATAAGTTCAAAAACAAGTACATTATTTTGTACACATGGAAAGGAAGTCTGTTATGACAGAATTACAAATCTGTTCGTTAAACGATGAATATATAATAGAAGAAAGCAAACCCTTAATACTGGCAAAGAAAATGCCGTATTCCCTTGCACAATTCAAACTGCTGAATACTTACCTCAGTTTAATAAATCCCCGCGATCCAAGTACAGTTACAAGAGTTTTTAAATTAAAAGACTATTTGGATTTGCTTGGTGTGGAGCGTATGAATATGGAGAGCCTCGCCAATAATCTATCCGGTTTAATGTCAATACAAATCACTGTGCCATTCAAAGGATATAAAGATGGCTTTATGATTACAAATTTGTTTGAAACTGCAACCGTGATACGAGATGAAGAGTATGGATGGATTATTGAAATGAAATGTTGTGATAAGGCGCGGAAGCTATTGTTTAACATTCAGGAATTGAATTATATCAAATATATATTGAAGAACGTCATTTTCCTGAACAGCGTTTATAGTATGTTGTTATATCAATACATTCGCTATAATTTATACAGGGGAACTTGGGAAGAATCTGTAAGTGCGTTAAGAAAAGAATATCTTAAAGCCGCCAAACCTACATATTCCAACTTTATGAAATTTAATGAATTTATCCTTAAACCTTGTATCGAAGAAATAAACAACAAAACCGATGTCAGTGTTAAGTATAATACGGTATTCGTAAATGGAGTAGTCAGGAATATTAGGTTTAATGCTTATGAAAAAGGTACTCTTATTCCATGCGATATTGTAAAGGATCGAAACAATACGGACATATCAGAGTTATTGATGTAATGTTTCGAGATGTGTCCATGAAAATCACGCGCAATATTTATAGTCCGCTTTTATAGCAAAGGAGAGATACAATGAGTACAACAAAATCAGTTAAAATTTTAAACCTCGACGCTAAAGACATATTCATCGCCAACCATTATATAAAAGACAATCCCGTTGGCTACAACATACGTCGCCGCGACGGAACAATGAGTCTCAAAAAATTCTCAGGCGACCTCGACTACTGTCTTGACCTTTTCAAGCTCCGCGAAGTCTACCAAAAGGTTTACCACAATCGTCGCTTCTCTTTTTTCGATAACGGCAAGGAATACACCCAGCGCGTTATAAACGTAAATTTCAATTACAGCAACAAGATGTATAATCGCATTTCCGCAGACACCTATGTTAAATTCGGATACGACATAAACGATCTACAACTCGATGATTGTATATTGATCAAGGACGGCGAGCTTATCGCTATAAAAATCAATACAAATGTTACCGCCCCTGCTGACGACGAGCAGCTTGGGCGGTTTTTCTATTTCGAGGAAGGTTGTTATCGCGCCAAAGACAATATTGAAGTCCTGAATAGCGTTGCAGATTTGCGAAGTGAGCTTTACACCAACGGCTTTATATGCGATGGTATCAAGTATATTCGATTCAAAAGAAGTAGCGGTAGCTCTCGTGTCGGCAAATGCTTATTCATTGACGAACAACTTTATAGCCGAATGCATAAGTGGGAATGCTGTGGCTTAAAAATCCGCGAAGGCGACGAGATAGACCTTGCTGCATTTGAGGCTTACATATCACTCACGCTCAGTAGTATTATTGATACCATTGAGATACAGCCCGAGAACATTCTTGTTATAGACGATTATCATAGTGTATTTAAGGACAAGGTTGCGGCGGTATCCTTCGATGGCGAATCACTTCAAACAATTAACGATGCGGTCGAAGTTGACAATAGCATTTGGGACGGACAGACGCTTATGGACTATTCTTTGTATGGCAAGTATAGCAAATACAGTATGCTCCTATTGCGCAATCGCTTTTTTAAGACGGCGGCTTTCTCAACACATATCCAAAAGTTTTTTGCGGATAACGGCATAACTGATGTGTCGCAGCTTAATGGACAAACTCGTGCCAAAAGTATTGAGGATATCAAGTTGATTACAACGCCGAGCAGTATCAAGTATCTAAAGTTCGGTACGCTGGATCAGTGGCTTGATAACTTGGAGACAACATTCGGAATCGTTAAGCATGAGAAGCCAACGCATTACTTTGGCGGAAGGCTGGTACAAACCCATTATCAGCTATTGAATACGTTACAGCTTTCGTACAAAGAAGTAGAACAGTTACTCGCGCAGTCGTTTGAATATATGACAAATTTGCGATATAATCCTGCGGTTGTGCGGAATCATATCAAGTATCCCGAAAATGCGCCGATATCTCTTGACGATATAGCGAGCAAGAACGATGTGGTGTATCAGTTGCTTGGTATTAACGAACGGTTCGCGGAGACGGGAATGTATCATGATTTCCTTAAAGAGATACTGCTTTCGTTCAAGAAGAATCTTATGTCGGGTCATGTGCTTGTTAACGGTAACTATAGCACATTGCTTGGTAATCCGTATGAAATGCTACTACAGTCAATCGGCAAGTTTAACGGCGAGTCAGACTTGGGCGTGGGCAACATACATAATGTGCGATTTGAGTATGGTAAGAAATTACTGGGATCGAGAAGTCCGCATATCTGCGCAGGAAATATACTGTTAGCGAATAACGTAGCAAACGAAAATATCGACAAGTATTTTTATCTGAGCAAGGAAATTGTGTGCATCAATAGTATTGGGGAGAACATTTTGGAGAAGTTGGATGGCGCCGATTTCGATAGTGATACAACGATTTTAACCGACAATCAGTTGTTGATAAAATCTGCTTTAAAGAACTATGACAAATTCTTAATCCCCACATCAAAGGTCGGAGCTATTAAAAAGAAGAGAAGATTTACAAATGCTGACAAGTGCGATCTTGATATAAAAACAAGTGTAAACAAAATAGGTGAAATTGTTAACTTGTCACAAGAGTTAAATTCGTTATTTTGGGATAATCTTCACAAGGGGTTGTCTTTTGAGGATAATCTTGAATTGTATGACGATATTTGTAAGCTCGCCATATTGAGTTCTACAGAAATTGACAAGGCGAAAAAAGAATATCAACTTGACAGCACAAAAGAAATAGGTAAACTGAAAGACAAGTATCTGCGGCTTGATAGCAAACAGCGTTACATAAAACCCAACTTCTTCGGACACCTTGCGCGTACCAAGGGATTCTATAACTCCAAGCGCAAGAACTACAAACAGCATCATACAACGATGGACTATATTCAGACGGCAATCCGCAAGTATCGCATTCCGCGTTACCGTTGGGATAGTGAGACAACACAGATACCGTTCATTGAAATCGTAGATAGTAGTCTTTATAAGAAGGGGGCGCATAAGCGAAACCAGATCGAACGTGTTATAGAAATGGTTCGCAACATGAGCGCCGATGTTAAAATGGTATACTCTGCGGCGAACTCAACGAACGAGGAAAAGTTCCGCGCAATGAATGATATCCGTGAGCGTTGCGTGTCCGAAATTACCAATATGAAAATCAGTGTCAGCACAATGTACTTTCTCCTTAAAGAGTTGGAGAAGCCCGAAAATAAAGATGTGTGTATGCCGCTGTTTCACATTCTGTTTAGCTCACGCAACGGCGCGTTCTTTGATTTGATACTATCGAGCAAGGAACCCGTGGGTTATTTGCGCGAAGATGAAATGGGTATCATCCATTTGTACGGAATAAACTATACCGAGATTAAAAAATAAATATTAAAAATGGGGCAAAAAAGTATTCTACATATTTCCTACATTTGCGAAAACCCTTGATTTATCAGGGTTTTGAGCGATTGATAATTCGCAATATTAGGAAAGGGTGGGCTTTTCTGCCCCTTTCTAATATGAATAAAAGGAGAGGTACAATTTGTACTTAATCACACAAGACGAAAGTTTTAAGTTGCGCGAAAGATTTCCGAATATTAGCATCAAGATTTGTTCGAGAAGAAAGAAAGGCAAGAATAGCAAGACCTACTATTGCGAAGAAGGTCGAAGCATTTCTCGATTCCTTGAAGAAATCAGAAAGGCTGAAATTGCGAAATGACCGAAAGTAGTTTTAAAAAGAAAAGTAACGAGAATGAAAATCAGTACCTTTGGCGAATCGGTAACATGATAGAGGATGGCTATATAAGAAACTGGGAGTCGATTCTTTCTGTCGTTAACGAAGAGTTGTTTGGGAATGATTCATCTCATTACAAGGGCGAGAGCGCATACCGCAAAAAGTATAACGCCGCACGAGACTTCTATAAAGATGTATTCGTTAAGCTGAACGATGATAAGGTCACGAAGGATTTGGAGCACAAGATTCATGAGCTACAGACGGAGCGTTTTAAAGTATCCGCTGAAAAGAATGAGCTTACGCGCTTTAACCGTCAGCGATCGCGCATCGAGCTATTTAATGAAAACATCGCAAGGGAGATTCGGCAGTATCTCGACCATCCGCGGCTTACTCCACAGCGCACAGTCAATAGCTCTAAGGAGTATGTCCTGACTATTTCGGACATTCATTATGGTGCTAAATTTGCAACGGAAAATAATTTTTACGACACCGCAGAATGCGCAAGACGTTTTGAGATTCTGTTGGGCGAAACCCGAAAGTTTATCAACGACAAGAATATCGGTAAGTTAAAGGTCGTTAATCTTGGTGACGAGATACAGGGTATACTTCGCATGACAGATTTGCAGCTTAACGAAAAGCCTGTGGTTCAGGCGGTTGTCGAAGTATCGCAGCTTATTTCCGCTTTTCTCAACGAGATTAGCAAACTTTGTGACGTGGAATATTACAGCGTTCCGCGTTCAAATCATACGCAGACAAGACCTTTAGGTAGCAAGGCAAGCGAACTGGTCGCAGAAGACCTGATATATATTATCAATAATTTCATAAAAGTTGCGCTTGCGAATGTCTCCAACGTTAAGGTGATTGCCGGTGGCGATAGTTCTTACATAGAATTACCTGTTTGGGACTTTAAGGTTATTGCAACTCATGGTCATAGCATTAAGAACATGAGCCATTACTTACAGCAGATAAGTTCGTATAAACGCGAGTTTATTGACTATGCCTTGGTCGGACACCTACACAGATACGAGGTTGTGCCGAACACAAGCGCTGTTTATCATGATACCGAAATCGTGGTATCACCATCGTTTATCGGTGGCGATCCTTATGCCGAAACACTATTGAAGTGTAGCAGACCCGCGTGTCTCATGCTCGGATTTGATAAGGTAAAAGGATTAACGGAAACACACAAGATTATTTTGAATTGAATGAAAGGATGATTACAATGAAGAAGGCAGACATGATTAAAGAGATTTCCAAGAAGACTAATTTTACATACGATAACGTTGATATAGCTCTTAACGCATTTATAGAAGTAATACAGGAGGCTATGCAGGCAGGCGAGGAAAAGATTGTACTGAAGGGCATTGGCACTTTTAAGCGCAAGGTGTCTTCTGCAAGAGACATGAGAAATCCGAGAACTGGCGAGCCAATTAAGGTTCCCGAGAAGGTATCGTATTCTTTTAAGATTTCCAATCTGCTGAAGGATTCGTTAAACGGTTGATTATTAACCTTGCAACAATTCAACTCGGCAAGGCGTTGATAATTATGCGGCGGCGGTTTATAACTTAGCTGCCGCTATTATGGCAGCAATCTAAGGAAGCCCATTGCTATGGCTGTTTGTTTTCCAGAGGTAATTACTCGTTGCTGTCACCATTGTTCATTTATCAACTCCTGTTTTGGGGCATCGTAAAAATGCGATGCCTCCTTTTTTTGGTCACTTCGTCTATCGGCAGGACGAGAGATTTTTATTCTCTAAAGGGTTGGGTTCAACTCCCCCCAGCGATCAGGCGTTAAGTAGTTTTCGGTTGCAACTATTGGTTATCGTCTTCGGATAGATAATAAACCCAAGTAAGACGTGTCTGAAAGGGTTAAACCGATTATTATATTGCGGGCTGGTGTAAAGGAAGCATATTTCCCTCATAAGGAAACGATTATCGTTCGAGTCGATAGTCCGCCATTATGTGTTTGTAGCTCAGTTGGTAGAGCAACGGACTGTTAATCCGTAGGTCGCAAGTTCAAATCTTGCCAGACACGCTAAAATATTAGATTTATGTTCATTAACAACTCGGTGCAGAGGGGATAACATCCTGCCGAGATGCCGTCATTACGGATGTTATCGCAAGGATACCTGCGACGACAAGCCGATTTCCTTACAGCGATGTTTGGATAAGAGAGGGAAACCCTCAATATTGGCGGTAGTGCCAAGAGTCAATGTTTTGTAAGACAAAGAACTTGTCGCATGGGTAATAGACGCTGCGTGTGCAGAATAAGCCTAAAACCTGCGGGGTGGAATCCGTGGGGTCACTTAGGTATTCCAACCAACCATGTTTGCTTTGAACCCGGCAAAACGGGGTATAAGATAAGTCGCTTGTTAAAGTAGCCGTATGGCAGCAGCAAACAATCTCTTTAATAGCTTAGAGTTAAAGAAAATATTTAATGCTGAATGTTCGGTGAAATTTGCGGGAAACCTATCCCGCCTGTACTTGGAGCAATCACATCGAGATGTATAGGGGTCGCTACCCTATGCACAGCCTTGGTGTTACAGTGGTCGAATAACAAAGAAATTGATGGAGGTAAGGCGAAGGTCTGTTTGTGGACATAAATGTGATATTTTGTTTTTTGTGGGAAATAGTTCAACAGAAGAATGCTATCAAAGAGAGATGGTGATGGCGGTGTGACTCCGCCTTTCCTGCTTACGTCGAAAATCGGCGACAATAAAAATCTATTTGTTTCAAGGAGAAATGTTAAATGTTTTATTGCAGAGCTTTGAAATTAGCAAACTTTTTAATCGCTAACGGGTCTACGCTGTTGAAGATTATGAGGAATCCAAACAACGAAGGATTTCTTATATTCGTATTTAAACAGGACGAGACGCTTGCTCCGAATTTGGAGAAGTGGAAAGTGGAACGAGATGATTTCTATTATTGATGTGTAAAAGAAGTATAGTAGGTATGCTTCTAAAAATAAACGAAAGTATAAGGAGACGATTATTCATGAGTAATGAAATGTTAAAAGTATTTGAGAACGAAGAATTCGGCAGGGTGCGTACTCTTGTTATTAACGATAACCCATGGTTTGTCGGAAAAGATGTAGCCTTAATTCTGGGGTATAGCAATCCTAATGAAGCGATAGGAGATCATGTTGACAAAGAAGATAAACTCAATAGCAAAACGCTATCGAGTTATGATCTTAATCTTGGGCAACGCGGTGGCTGGCTTATCAACGAAAGTGGATTGTATGGTCTGATTTTATCAAGTAAATTATCATCGGCCAAGCGATTCAAGCGTTGGGTGACCTCGGAAGTATTACCGTCGATTCGTAAAACTGGTTCGTATAGTATTCAAAGAAAACCCGACAGTTATATGATCGACGATCCTATAGAGCGAGCCAAACGATGGATAGAGGAAGAAGAAGAACGACAGCAGTTGAGACTTAAAGTTGAGAACGACAAACCTCTTGTTGATTTTGCCAACCACGTTTCTGACACAAGCGATCTGATAGATATTGGGACTCTTGCCAAATTAGCTAACGATGAAAATATACCCGTTGGACGCAATAAGTTATTCGAGTGGTTGAGAAAGAATTATTTTCTTATGTCCACGGGCGAACACAAAAACGAGCCTTATCAGAAATGTATTGACAATGGCTGGTTCGTTGTCAAAGAATATGCTTACAAGACTCCTTACGGTAACAAGATAGGAACCAAGGCTTATGTAACCGGAAGAGGACAGATGTACATAATTGAAAAGCTGCGAAAAGATTTTGCATGAATCGCGATTAAGGGGCGCAAAACGTTGTCTCTATTTACAGCAAACTCCTGACAGTAACCATCCCGTCATAAGGGAATCGGCAAGCTCAGGAGTTTTATTTTGCTGATATAGTATAATGGTTATTATAATAGATTTGTAATCTTTAGATTCCCGTTCGATTCGAGATATCAGCTTGACAGCTCGGATAGACGAGTGAGAGCGCGTAATCCCGATAGGCAAGAGATTAAGGGGCGAGGCTTGTAGTGTTCCCGATGACAGAGGGTGAAATCCCCTACACACACAACTAAGTCGCCTATGCGTAATTGTAAAGGCAAATCGGCACAAGAAGAGCTTTGAGCGAGAAATCTGTTTCTCTTGACGGAAATCTCTGACAGCTTGGAAAGACAAGCAAATAAAGATAATAAGGAGAAAAATCTATGGAAGATTTTGTAATTACTATACCCGTTCCCAAGGATGTGGCTGACTATAAGTTGCCTGATCCTGATTTAGTCAGCTACTACGAAAATCTCAAAAACAGAATAATCATTGTTGACTACAAGATAGATGAGATGTTGTTAAACAATATCGGTTCTCAGATACTTGAATACAATCGGCAGGACAAGGGGATACCGGTTGATCAGAGAAAGAAGATTACAATTCTTATAAATAGTGAAGGCGGAGTTCTTGCTTCAATGCTTGCAACGATAGCAATAATTGAAAGGTCGAAAACTCCTGTTGTTACTGTGAATATGAATATGGCATATAGCGCAGCAGGGCTTCTGCTTCTTGCGGGACATGAAAGATATTGTATGCCGAGATCGCAGATGCTTATTCACAGTGGGTCTGGCGGAGTAGTCGGCAACTATGAAGAAGTAAAGGAAGGAACGAAGTCTTATAAGAAAACGATAGACGAAACGTTTGCTTATATCCTTGAAAGATCAGAAATACCAAAGACTGTTCTTTCGAGAAAGTCAAAAACAGATTGGTTCCTTACAACAGAGGAGCAGATAAAGTATGGTTGCGTAACCAAGATACTTGAAGACTTGGACGATATTCTGTAAAATTGGAGTTTTATTTTATGGCAAAGACAGCAAAAAGAAGTGTACAGACGGCATACGACGATCCACCGGAATCATTAAAGGGACACCCTTTTTACGGATTGATATTGGACGATGAACAAATAATACTTAGAGATTCAATTTGGGATAAGTCAAAAGATATTATTTTTGTAAATGCGCGAGCTGGTTCCGGTAAGACTCTTATCAGTGTGGCAACCGCAAATTTACTCGTTCAATACGGGCGATATGAAAAGATTATTTACATATGCAGTCCTTGTGGAAACGAAAGCAGAATGGGTTATTTGCCAGGAAATCTGACGGAGAAGGCAGAGGTTTATTACGAACCTTTGTACTCTGCTATACAGACATTAGGTATCAATCCATTTACAGCGATTTCGGATAATAGTTTAGTATCGCAGAAGTATGGAGAGGGCGGATATATAAAGCCATTGACAGATGTTTATCTGCGCGGTTGTAATCTTGATAATGCAATAATAATTTGTGACGAATCTCAGAATTTCGCCTTTGATATTTTTAAGAAGGTTCTTACGAGAGTATGTGAGAATACGAAAGTAATCTGTATTGGTCACAGCGCACAGACCGACTTGGTTCATAAAGAACAGAGCGGTTTTGAAAGATATATTGCTCATTTTGAAAATAAGCATGACACCAGAGTGGCGGTTTGTAAATTGAGTACAACACACAGGTCATGGATTGCTGAATGGGCAGATGAATTAAACTAAAAAAGAGAGGACTAAAATTATGGAAACAAATACTTTTATGAACACAAACACTGTAGAAGGCAAGTCGATTTTCGCACCGAACACGGCGAGGAGACTTCTTAAAATGGGCAACGTTATTATCGACATCAAGCCCAACAAGGATAATCACGAAAGAACTATTTTCGTTTTCAGAAAGGACGAGAAACTGCTGAACGATCTGTCGATTATCAGCGGAAGAATTCCGAACGAGTGAACTTGATTGTTCGCTGCGAATAATATACGAGATTGCAAACCCTTGGCATTAACCTCCCACAATCAGGGATATGGCGAGACCAAGGGTTTATTTTATTGTCATGACTGGGTATCCGAGGTTCGATTCCTCGGCATGACCTAAAGGCTGACTGTGTGTCAGTAACGGAGTTACAGGGGACTTCCCTATCCACCTTAAAAAATATAATAAAATCAAAGGAGAAATGATTATGAGTGAAATCGTAAAGGTGTTTGAGAACGAAGAGTTCGGCAAGGTTAGAACGGTAACTATTGAGAACGAACCATGGTTTGTTGGAAAAGATGTGGCTGGAATACTTGGCTATGAACGTAGCGGTAAAGCAGTTATTGACCATGTAGACGAAGATGATCGTTTAATGGTAGATGGAAAAACTCAGTCCCATTTTGGGATTGAGTTGGGACAGCGTGGCGGTTGGCTTATCAATGAAAGTGGTCTATACAGCCTTATCCTTTCAAGTAAATTACCCGATGCAAAAAAGTTCAAACATTGGGTGACGAGCGAGGTTCTACCGTCTATCCGTAAACATGGATTATTTGCGATTGATGAAATAATTAACAATCCCGACCTTGCAATCAAGGCTTTGACTGCATTAAAAGAAGAGCGTCAGAGACGTAAAGAGCTTGAAGCTGAAAATGCGATTCAGGCACAACAGATTGCAGAGTACGAACCCAAGGTTACATACTATGATCTTGTGCTTCAGACAAAAGATGTGCTGTCGGTAACTCAGATCGCTAAGGATTACGGCAAATCTGCCAATTGGCTAAACGAATGGTTGCATAATAATGGTATACAGTATAAGGCGGGTAATACTTGGGTTTTGTACCAGAAGTACGCCGACAAAGGATACACAAAAACTAAGACGGGTCAGAACGGAGATCGTTCGTGGGTACATACATACTGGACACAAAAAGGAAGGTTGTTCCTCTATGAAAAACTAAAAGAACGAGACATCCTTCCTGTCATAGAACAAGAGTAAATAGGATCAAACACAAGTTTTATCGGATTTCGCCTGTGCGTTTTTGCGGAGTCCAGAGTCGCGGTCGGCATTCCGAGGTTCGATTCCTCGGCGCGGCTATTAAGAAATAAAGGAACGGAGGTGGCATCATGCCTAAGCAAGACTTGACCAAGAAACCTGTTGGCAGACCCAAGGGTTCCAAGAGTACATATGTTCGCAAAAGTGTCAAGCAAATGAACGAAGATATTCTGCGTATCCAAGCAGGCGATGCCGCACAGAACACTTTTCACTGTTGCTCGTGTGGCAAAGACTCGGATAATGCGAGCTTGTTTCCGCGCAGCAGTCATTTTCTTCACGCAAATAATCATATGCGAATGCCGTACTGTAACGATTGCTGTAACGCTTTGTTTAACGTTACCAAGTTGGGCTTTCCCGATTATCACGATAGCTACAGGCGAATATGTCAGATGCTCGATATTTATTACAACGAGTATCTTGCAGAACAGGCATATCAGGAATCGAATGACGGTAATCGCGTTACCAAATATATTACACTATTGAACAACCGTCCGCAGATCGCAGAAAAAACTTATGCGGATAATGTTCTTGAAGATATAGAAAAGTCGGCAACGGAGTTGTATCGAATGACTCCCGAGATTCCGACTTATACAGTTACGCAGGAGATGCGTGATTTTTGGGGATTCGGACTAAGCGACAAAGGATACGACTTCCTCAACCATAAATATGAGGAATGGTCGCGCGACGTTGAGTGTGATAATATCGCACAGAAAACAATTATTAAGAATATTTGTCTTATACAGTTACAGATACAAACCGCAATGGAAGAGGGCGACGATATTACAAAGCTGATAAATCAGTTTAATGCAAGTTTATCGTCTGCGAATTTACAACCCAAGCAAAAGTCGGATAACGAAATGCTGACAGACAATCAGTGTTTTGGCTTGAAGATTAAGGAATGGGAAGACGAGGAGCCGATTGACGAACCCGACGAAAGGTTTAAGGATGTTGACGGCATTAGACATTATATAGTGGTATGGTTCCTTGGCCACTTCTGTAAAATGATGGGGATTAAGAATGGGTATACCGAAGCGTTAGAGAAAGAGTATACTGAAGAGATTGAAAAGTATACCGTTGAGCCGCCGACTTATGACGACGATGACGACTCGATCTTAGACGCTGATGAACTGTTCGGAGGTGATACGTCGTGAGAGATTGGTCAAAGGAAAAAACAAAACAGATGAAAGCAGTAAACAAGTGGTGCGGATATTACAGGGCTAATCCACATCGCTTTGCTGAGGATTATCTTGGAATTAAGTTGAAAACATTCCAGTGTATTCTTTTAGTAATGATGAATGTAAGTAACAAGTTTGCTTACATTGCGGCAAGGGGTCGAAGAAGGGGTGACGTAAAATAAGAAAATCAATTTTCACGGAAGAAGAAAAACAGTTTATAAAAGATAATTACATGATTATGCAGTATAAAGACATAGCCAATGAGTTGGGTGATTATACAGAAAGACAAGTTAGAGGATGGATAAATAATCATTGTGATAAAAAAAACAGAACATTTAATGAATTATATTTTAATAGTATTTCTACACCTAATCAGGCATATTGGTTGGGTTTTATTTATGCCGACGGTGCCGTTATGTATAACGCTGAAACCAGAAATTATGAATTACAAATTGAATTAAACTCTATTGATAGATATATATTGGAAAGTTTTAATCAAGAGTTAGGTGGGAAACATAAAATAACGGACAGGATAAGAACTCGCTTTATTTGTAACAACAAGAATCCAACAACATCCACTATGTCTTCGATTCGCATTTATTCAAAACGTGTTGTTGAAGATTTAGTACGGCATAATATTATACCAAATAAAACACTATATAATGATTTTCCTATAGTGTCAGATAAACTGTTTTGGGATTTCTTGCGCGGCTATTTTGATGGTGATGGTTGTTTATATGTTAATCATGAAAGTCCCAAAACAAAATCAGCCATTCACATTACGTCTGCTCATAGAGAAGTTTTGGATTACTTACATAACGTATTAGAAAGTAAATATAACATTGATTCTCGTGTGTATCAAGAAACTGAAAGAAAATATAGAATTATGATATTTACGCATGATAATATCATGAAGTTCCTAAATGGTATATATTATAGCAATAATATAACAAAACTTAATCGTAAGTATGAAAAATACAAAGAACTGGCTCTCCTTTGTGGTGACACAGAGGTAATAAATCGGGCAAAATCGAAGAAGGCTTGTTGAGCTAACATCGAGATAACTTATTCAATGTAGAAGGTGAATAAGTATTGTAACGCATAGTGGTTGACGAAAAGAATAATACCACCACGAGTGTCCGACACAATTACATATAGTGTAATTTGAGTAGGTTGCCGACCTACAAACCTAACGTTAAACGAGGGTGAAAATGTATGCTAATCTGGGACGGAATAAACCGTCCGATGCAAATGAAGGTAACTTCCAGAGAGCGAGATAAAAAGCTCGCTGTTAATAACAAATGCAAGGTAAATCATTGCTAACTGCAATATTCTGTTGTGTCCGCTGTATCTTGTACCCTAATACGCAAATTTGTATTTCAGCGGGTAGTAAAGAGCAATCGGCTGAAATAATTGGCAAGATTATTCTTGTTCTTATGCCGCGTTCACCACTTTTGAGAAATGAGATTGCGGACTACAAAAATAATACAAGCGGAGCTTATATTATTTTTAAGGACGGTTCATACATCAAGACCGTAACAGCTACGGATAACGGTAGACACAACCGCGCAAATATCCTAATTTTGGATGAATTCAGACTTATTAAGAAACACATTGTTGATACCGTTCTTACTAAATTCCTCACTTCCTCCCGCGATGCTGGCTATCTTAACAAGCCCGAATATGCTCATTTAAAAGAGCGCAACAAGCAGATATATCTTAGTTCTGCATATTTTAAGAAACACTGGGCGTGGGATCATGTTAAATCCTACGCTGCAAATATGCTTGATGATAAAAAAATGTACTTTATCTGTGGTTTACCGTATCAGCTTTCTATTAAAGAAGGCATTATGATGCGCGAGGATGTTGAGGACGAAATGTCAGAAGCGAGTTTTAATGCAATGAGTTTCCGTATTGAAAACGAGTGTCTTTGGCTTGGAGAAAGCGAGGACGCTTTTTTTAATTACGAGGAATTTGTATTTGCTCGAAAAGTGCCATTACCTTTTTATCTTCCCACAACAATTGATGCTATGAATATGCAGCCCCTGAAATTACCGCTAAAGCAAAACGGTGAAATAAGATTGATCGCCGCTGATATAGCCGTAATGGGCAGCAAGCGACACAAAAACGATGCTACATCAATTACTGTTCTTCAATTATTGCCGACCAAGAATAATCAGTTTATCCGTAATGTTATGTACCTTGAAAACTTCGAAGGTGGACATTCGGAAACGCAAGCTGTTAGAATTCGGCAAATCTACGAGGAATTATATTGCGATTATATTGTAATTGATACGGCCGGTTCCGGTCTGGGGATTTTTGACAATCTTGTTAAAGACCTTGTTAATCCTGATACTGGCGAAGAGTATCCTGCGTTTACCTGTAAGAATAATAATGAAATGGCTGATAGATATAAAGGTAGATCAACGAGTCCTCCAAAAGTAATTTATAGCATCAAGGCAAATGCGCAATTCAATAGTGATATAGCGGCATTACTAAAAGATAACATTAAGCGCGGCAAACTCCGACTCTTGGTTCCGGAACAAGATGCCGATGTTTATTTCAATACACTTAAAGGATTTAAAAACCTTTCGCCTGAAAAGAAAACCGAACTAATGTTGCCGTATGTTCAGACATCTTTAATGATAAACGAAGTTGTAAATCTGAAATACGAGATTGTTGGTTCCAAGGTTAAACTCAGCGAAAAAGGAAATGACAGAAAAGACCGATACTCTTCGTTGGCTTATGCTAACTATATAGCCTGCGAACTTGAACGCGACATATCAAAGCGCGCAAAACAATCTGTGCGCGAAAACGTTGTGTTTAGATATCGCAAGCCAATAATTCGTAAATGACAGGAGGTGTAATATGAGCAAAAATGAAAACAATCTTGGTTATGAAGTAATAGACAGAATGAGTAAATTCTCCCAACTTAAAAGAATAATACTGCGTGACATGAATCGCGATCCTTATCGCCGTTCCAGAAATCCTATGCATTATATGAAGAAATATCCCAAAGATATAGTGTCGAGATGGATTGACCATCCTGAAATTTTTCAGGACGAGCTTCGGAGAATGTCGCGGCATCTGTACCAAGTCAGTCCTCATTACAAGCGGCTGATAAACTACTTTGCCACAATGCACTTATTCTCTTATATTGTTCTTCCTGTTAACTTCAAAGACAACGTGACAGCAGAGGAAATAGAGAAGTATTCTACGGATTATTACAAAACTATAAACTATATCGACAAAATGAATCTTCGACATGAACTTGAAAAGATTTGCAAGGTGTGCTTTAAAGAGGATGTGTTTTATGGCTACAAATATGAGAGTAAAGACACATTCTATTTGCGACAGCTTCCACCCGAATATTGTAAGATAACGTGCATCGAGGACGGCTGTTTCTTGTATGACTTTGATTTTACATATTTCATAACCTATCCCGAAGACCTGCCAACATTCGGCGAGGAATTTATTGAGCGTTTCGAGATCTTCAAGAACGAAGGTGTTCGTTGGCAGACGCTTGATGCCAAGAGACAGTTTTGCATCAAGTTAATGGAAGATATCCCCTACCCTGTCGTTCCATTTCTTGGAGTATTCGAGGGAATATATGATATCGACGATTATAAATCGTTAAAGAAAGCGAAGGCGGAAACCGATAACTACAAGGTTATTGCACTAAAGATACCGACAAATGACGATGGCGAGTTTATCATTAACGAGGATAAGCTGCTTGAATACTATGCCGCCCTGCTTGATGTTCTCCCCGAAAACATCGGAGCATTTCTTACGCCGATGGACAGTAAAGACTATAACTTTGAGAATGCGGGAACGGCTGATAACAATAATGTTAACAATTCCATAAAGACATTTTGGAATGACGCAGGCGTAAGCTCGATGATTTTTGGCGATGAAAACAAGACCTCTGCCACGCTCGACATTTCAATCAAAGCGGATATGCAGATGGTGTTTAGTTTGTCGCGCCAGATCGAGCGCAACATCAATAGACTGTTAAAAATGTATGCTACTAAATATAAATTCAAGATTGAGTTCTTGGATATAACCTATTACAACAAGGATGAGCTTGTGAGTCAATACCTCAAACTTGCGCAGTCGAGTTTGCCCACAACGACTATGGCGAGTGCGGCAACTGGACTTACTCCTGTTAATATGGTCGGCATGAACTTTATCGAGACTGAAATACTGCACATACACGAGAAGTTTAAAGCGTTATCCACATCATATACTCAGTCGGGAGACGATGGCGGCGCACCAACAGTCGAGGAACGTGGTGGCAAGTTGTCAGACGCTGGCGAACAGACTCGTGACAACAACGTCAACGCGGAATATTAAGGTGATTGATATGGATAAAAACAAGAAGTTTATTATTGCTGTAAGAGACGAGGTTGCAGAAGAACTTATCAAACTTGGTTATCAGCTTTTTACAAAACATGGAAATACGTTTTTCTTTGTTAATGCGCCGAACAAGAATTCGGACGTAGAGCTGCATGACATTGTTTATACCGATAGCGTCTTCCTGTAACCGGGAAGGAGAACGGTATGGTCTATAATGGAATGGTTCCTGTAACATATTCTGTCGATGATGGTTTTGATAATGATAAATTTTTAAAGCTCAGACTAAAAGTGTGTCACAATGCACGAAGTCTGCACAACACAAGATTTACTACGCCGTCATTGAACAAGGCGAA